AGGAGGGCGAGACGCTCGACCACGGTGTCCTGTACGGCCGGCGCGAGCATTTCGCCGCCGTGCCGGCCTGGGTCGCCATCGCTACCGCCGGTATTGACTGCCAGGACGACCGTCTGGAGATGACCGTGTGGGGCTGGGGCGAGGGCGAGCGCGCCGTGCCGCTGGATCACGTCATCCTGCGTGGCGACCCGTCCCGCGAGGAGCTCTGGACCCGGCTGTCCGATCAGGTGTCGCGGCGCTGGCAGCGCGAGGACGGCGCCCAGATCGCCATCACGCTGGGGTTCGTCGACTCCGGTGGCCACCACACCCGCATGGTGTACCGCCTGTGCAAGCGCCATCCGTTCCTGCGGGCCATCAAGGGCATGGGCGGCGAGGGCACGGCCGTGGTGGGTCGTCCGAGCCGCCAGAACGCCGAGAAAGTGCCGGTGGTCCCGGTGGGCGTGGACTCGATCAAGAGCCTGCTGTACGCCCGCCTGCGCCACGGCGAGCCGGGGCCGGGGTACATCCACCTCCCGATCGTGCCGTGGTGCGACGTGGAGTTCTGTCAGCAGCTCACGGCCGAGAAGGCGACCACCACCTTCAAGAAGGGCTTCCCGCGGCGCGAGTGGGTGAAGATCCGGCCCCGCAATGAGGCGTTGGATAACCTCGTCTACGCCTACGCGGCGATGGCCAGCCTGCAGCCGGTGTGGCAAAGACTGCAGAAACGCCATGAAATCGCCGTCGAAGCGGCCAAAGCGCCGGTTCCGCCGCCGCCAAAACCGGCGTTTCGGCAGAATTTTAGCTTCATGCCGCCCCGGAGGGGCCTGTTCTGATGCCCAGGGCCCGCTGGATCAGCGTATCGGGGCGGCAAATCCGTCTGTCGGACCTCGCCAGGGAGCACAACCTGCTCCCGCAGACCCTTTGGGGCCGCTTGGAGCGCAATTTCAGCCTCGAACGCGCCCTGTCGACCGGCATCTGGACCCAATCCGGCGCTGGGCGGCGCGGCGCGGCCCTCTCCTGGTGGAGAAATCGCTCGACAGGGGCTTGACAAACCCTATTTCTCCGCTTTATGGCGGCTATGGACCTAGCCGCCGCGATAGTTATGCGCGATGCCGCACTGACGGCATACACCAACGCGCTCGGTGCCCGTTCAGAGACGGTCGGTGATACCCAAGTCGTCCACCAGGACATCGGCCGGCTGGCCGAGGAGCTGTCTCGGTGGGAGCAGGTCGTTGCCGGCCTGCAAACCGGGGTGTCCGACTGGCGCATCAGGACGCCGAAATGGACATCGTAGGCGCCGTCCTCAAGATTTTCTCTCCCGTCCTTGCGGCTAAACGTGACCTGACGCTCGCCAAGCTCGAGGCCGCCAAGCGGCTCTACGAGGCTGCGAAAACCACCAATTACAGGCCCAGGCGAGGCACGGGAGCCTCTGGCGATGCCGTGATGGAGGCTGCGGGCTCGCGCCTGCGGGAGATGTCGCGGCATCTGTACGAAAACCACGATCTCGCCGTCGGCGTCATCGAGGACATCGTCAATAACACCGTGGGCGTCGGCGTCACCGTCGAGCCAATGGTGTCGCGGGCCGGCGGTGAACTGCTGGTGCGGGCCAACGACCAGCTGAAGGCGCTGTGGAAGGACTGGCGCCAGCAGCCGGAAGTCACCGGGGAACTCGGTTTCGGCGAGGTCGAGCGCGCGGTCTGCCGGTCCATGCTGCGGGACGGCGAGATTCTTGTGCAGCACGTTACCTCGCCGGCCTTTCGCTACCGCAGCAAGGTGCGCTACGCCCTCGAGCTCATCGAGGCCGACCTGCTGCCGTTCGACCTGGACGACCTGCCGGCGCGGCTGCGCCACGGCGTCGAGAAAGACAGCTGGGGTCGGCCGCTCGCTTACCACATCCTCTATGAGCACCCCGGCGACACGCTGTATTCGACGACGCGGCGCGAAGCGACCAAGCGCGTGCCGGCCGAAGCGATCAGCCACGTCAAGTTCACCAGAAGGGTCAAGCAGACCCGCGGCGTGCCGGTGCTGGCGGCGGCGCTGACCCGGCTCGACGATCTGTACGACTACGAGTCCAGCGAGCGTGTCGCCGCCCGCGTGGCATCGTCGCTGGCGATGTTCATCCGCAAGTCCCCCGACTTCCAGACGCCCACCGTCGACGAGAACGGTGGTCGGACCTTCGCGATGGAAAAGGGCATGATCTTCGACGGGCTGCTGCCCGGCGAGGACATCGGCGTCATCTCCTCGGATCGGCCGAACAGCGCGCTGAAGGATTTCCGCAACGCGATGATGAAGGCGGTCGCGGCCGGCACGATGACGCGCTACTCATCGATCGCCAGGGACTACAGCGGCACCTACTCCAGCCAGCGCCAGGAGCTCATCGAGGCTCGCACTGGCTACTCGACGATCCTCGACTACCTGACCACCGCGTTTTACTTGCCCGTGTGGCGCAACTTCGTCGCCGCCGCCGTCGCCCAGAACCTCGTCGACCTGCGTGGCGCCGATCCCGAGACGGTTGCGGCGGCGTCGTTCCGTGGCCCGGTGCTGCCGTGGATTGATCCGTTGAAGGAAGCCCAGGCACAGGTGGCTCGCCTGGAGAGCCGGCTGGTCAGCCGCCATCAGGTAATCCGCGAAATCGGCGGCGATCCGGCGGTCGTCGACAAGGAGATCGCGGCAGATCCTTACCCAGAGGAGTACGGCAACGATGGGATGCAGCAAGAAAGCCAAGGGCAAGGGCAAGAGCAAGAGCCCGAAGAAAAAGTGACGGAGGAAGCGGCATAGCATGGCCAAGAAAACCCGCATCATCCCGCTGGCCGAGCGTCTGGAGCGCAAGTTCGAGATCGGCCCGATCACCGATGCCGAGTCGCGCACCGTCGAGGCCGTGCTGTCGACCGACACGCCGCTCGAGCGCGGCGGCTACATCGAAATTCTGGCGCACGACGAACGGGCCATCGACCTGTCGCGCGCCGCGCGTGGCCTGCCGCTGCTGTGGGGGCACGACCCCGACAAGCCGATCGGCAAGGTCAAGGATCTGCGTCTCGACGGCGGCAAGCTGCGCGGGACGCTGCATTTCTCCAGCAACCCAAGCGCGACCTGGATCTGGCAGGACGTGCGCGACGGGTTTCTGGATGACGTGTCCATCGGCTACGCCGTCCCGCGCGACAACTGGGACGTGTCGGACGATGGCGTTCGCTACACCGCCAAGAGCTGGAGTTTGCTCGAAGCGAGTGTCGTCACTATTCCGGCCGATACAGCGGCAGGAATGAACCGTAGTTTTTCCACAGAGGACACACGAATGTCTGATGAGACGACCCTGAATATGGGTGCTGACACTCAGGACGGCGCTAAGGTCGTCGAAGTCAGCAAGGCATCCTTCAATCGCGGCAAGGCGCAGGGCAAGAAAGAGGCCATCACCGATCTGCAGGTTCGCGTGCGCGCGATCAACGAGCTGTTCGAGCAGTACCTCGCGCTGTTCCCGAACAACGAGGAGCTGCGCGGCCTGCACATGGATCTGATCAGTTCCGGCTCGACGCTGGACAACGCCCGCGCCGCGCTGCTGGCTGCGCTGCCGTCGTACTACGCCGAGCCCACCGGCATCGGCTTCAAGCAGAACGACGTGGTCCGCCAGGTCGAGGGTCGCTCCGAGTTCCGTTCGCAGGCGTCGGCTCCGGTCGGCGGCCCGCGCGTCACCCAGATCCGCGACGAGGTCGACTCGCTTGCCGACAGTCTCGAGCAGGCGCTGATGATCCGCAGCGGCCTGGTGACCGACAAGGACGAGATCCGCAAGGCCCGCGAGGCCGGACTGGCCGGACTGGCCCTGCACGAGATGGGCCGCAAGTACCTGGAGACGACCGGCCAGTCGTTCCGCATTCGCGGCCTCGACAAGCACGGCATCGCCAAGCAGATGCTGCTGCGCGCCGGCCCCGTGACGCAGTCCGACTTCCCGTACATCTTGGCGAATGTCGCCACCAAGATCGCGAAGAAGGGCTACACCGAGGCGAACACCACCTATCAGGAGTGGTGCAACATCGGCTATTTGCCGGATTTCAAGCAGGCGACCATTCCGGGCCTCGGCGCCATCTCCGACCTGCAGTCGATCCCGCTGGGCGGCGCCCCCTACGTTTACGGGACGGTGGGCGAAGCCTACGAGACGGCGACGCTGGCCACCTACGGCTTGCTGTTCGGTCTGAACCGCGCCGCGATCGTCAACGACGACATGAACCAGTTTGCAAGGCTGGGCCTGTCGATGGGCGCGGCGGCGGCTCGCAAGGTCAACCAATTGGCCTACGCGATCCTGAACAATGGCCAGACCATGACCGAAACCAGCACTACGCTGTGGAGCTATGCCACGCACGGCAACCACACCACCGGTTCCGGTACGGCAATGTCGGTGGCATCGCTGAACGTCGCCGAGGCGATGATGGCGATTCAGACGGCGCCGCGCACGTCGGTCGACAGCACCAACGCCTACCTGAACGTGCAGATGGGCCACCTGATCGTGCCGGTCGCCAAGGCCGCCACGGCGCGCACCCTGATTCAGTCTCAGTACGACCCGGCCGCCACCGCAGGCACGCTGACCCCGAACCCGTGGAACGGTCGCCTGCAGGTCACCGCAGATCCGCTGCTCTCAGGGACCGCCTGGTACATGGCGGCCCCGAAAGGCAACTCCACCATCGACACCATCACCATCTTCTTCCTCGAGGGGAGCAATGGTGAGCCGATGGTCGAGGAGCAGGAGCAGTTCACGTCAGACGGCATCACCTACAAGGTGCGGATCGACGCGGTGGCCCGAGCTCTGGACTATCGCGGCCTGTACAAGAACGACGGCGCGTGATCACCCGTCTACTGACAATGAGGAATTGAGACATGGCAAACACTATCGTCAATCAGGACGGCGCGGTCAGCTTCGCCTACACCACGACCGGGGCCGTCACCGTCGGGTCGCTGATCATCTGCGGGTCGACGCCGATGATCGCGCTGGAGTCTGCAACCGGCTCGGGCAAGGTCATCACCTGCCTGGTCGGGTGCGAGGCCATCGTGGCCAAGAAGGCCGAGGCAAGCAGCAACTGGGTTGCTGGCGGCAAGGTCTACTACAAGGTCACGGGCGGCAACAAGATCACCGGCATCGCCGCGACCGGCAAGCTGGTCGGCTTCGGCACCGCCATCACGGCGACCGGCGCGACCAGCGGCAGGGTGCGGTTGATCTCCGGGCCGCTCGGCACGCACCTCTGATAAGGCAGGACTCCGGTCGTGGCGTTCAACGACAGAGCGACGACACGCGCCGGAGTCCTGATGAGTCACTTGGGCGAGGCCGGCAGCTATCTCGGCAATCAGTTCACGGTCAGCGGCCTGTCGGGCGTTTTCCAGTGGTCGTGGGTCGTGGATCCGGTGTCGGGCGTGACGATGGAGCGGCAGCAGGCGAAGGTGAAGATGCTCACTGCCGACACCGACGCGCTCGACCTGGCCAAGGGCGACGAGATGGCGTGGCGCGACCTGAAGTTTCGGGTGCAGGGCCTGCTGGCGAACGACGCGGGAGTGACCACGGTTGAACTGGCGCGGGTCGTCGAATGAGCAACGTCTTTGGCCTGGGCTCGCAGATCATCAGCCGGCTCGACAGCCAGCTGACGACGCTGCAGAGCGTGCTCTGGGCATCGGCGGCGTTTGGCCCGAATGCCGAAAACCTCAAGCTGCCGATTGCGTTCGTGCAGCCGGGGCAGGCGCAGGGCGACGACGACTCGGACGAATCGGACAAGACGCGCGAGAAGCAGTTGTGGCAGGTCGGCCTGCGGGTCGAGGTCGATCCGGGTGCTGCAGCGGCAGCGGCGGGCGAAGTGACGATGGGGCAGTTGATCTACCAGACCATCGTCGCCCTGCGCGGCTGGGCGCACGGCATTGCCGGGACCGGCAAGCTCGCCTACCTGTCGCGCACGGAAATGCAGTACCCGCCGGGCTCCGGCTATGGCGAGGTGTGGCTAACCTTCGATGCCGTGGTTGTGACCCGGCGCACATGAGGATACAGACATGGCACTGACGTTCCCCATCACCAACCGGATAGTCATTGGAGCGGGCCGCTGCTTCTTCGCCGAAGAAGTCAGTTCGTCCCAAGAGGGCGAAGATTTCCGCTATCTGGGCGACTCCCCCGCGCTGTCGCTTTCGGCCACGACCGAGAAGATCGAGGTCGACAGTTCCGACGCGCCAATCGCCGAGACGCTGGTGTCGATCACCAAGAAGGTCGCGCGCAGCTTCAAGATGACGCTGCGGAACGTCTCGTCCAACAACATCGCCCTGTTCATCATGGGTACGGCATCGACCGTGACCCAGGCCGCGAGTGGCGGCAGCACCAGCATCACCACCGCCATGCCGGGCCGGTACTACAAAATCGGCGGCAATGACGTGTTCGGGCTGACCATCAGCGCGACCGGCGTGCGCGCAGGCGCGACGGCGTCTGGCTCCGCAGTGACCGGCACGAAATGGGAGTACGACGGCAATTCCGGCCTGCTGTATTTCACCACCGGGTCGGGCGTCACGGGCGCACACACGGTCGTCTACACCAAGACCACCGCGTCGCACTCCAAGGTCGAGTCGAACACCACGGGCGCGCTTAAGGGCACGCTGCTGTTCGTGTCGGACAATACCGAGGGCTCCGAGGACGTGTGGAAGATCAGCCGGTGCGAGATAGCGCCAGACGGCGAGGCCGCGCTGAAGTCGCGCGACAACCCGGTCGAGCTCCCGTTTTCGGTCAACGTCCTGACGCGCTCCTCGAGCACGCCGCAGGTCACCATCAACGGCCAGGCCGTGACGTACTGAGGATCTGACACATGAGCGCACTCACTAATACGGCAGAAAACATCGTCGCCAGGAACTTGTTCATCAAGACCACGGCCACCGGCACCGTGATCGCCGCCGCGACCGGCACAGCGTCGTGGTACGTCTCGCTGCACACCGCCGATCCCGGCGAGACGGCGAGCGGCGCGGAGATCGCCTACGGCGCGTATGCGCGCGTCGCGGTGGCCCGCACGGCGAGCGGCTGGACCGTGAGCGGCGGTAACGTCTACCCAGCCGCCAACATCGACTTTCCGGCCTGCACGGGCGGCACCACGGGCGTGGCGTCGCACTTCGCGTTGTGGACGGCGAGCACGGGCGGCGTGTGCTGGATCAGGGGGGGCATTAGCCCTTCGATCTCCGTCGGCGTCGGGGTCACCCCACGTTTGACCACGTCGAGTACGGTTTCCGTGTCGTAATCGCTACACGGCCACGGACGGCCTTTGCGGGAGCAGCGCCCGATGCGCGACGAGGACGCAGACGATCGGTCGACGCAGTTCGAGCTGCGCGATC